TCTTTGGTTCTGCTTTTTGAATACTTGATGGCTTAGGAGCAATAGGCATACCCATTGGGTTATTGCCCATAGCATTAGCCATAGAGTGTTCTAGATTAGGATAATTACATCCACAAGTTGCACACATATTATTTCTTCTTTCCTGTTTTCTTCATCTTAACCATTGATTTTTTCTTTGAATCCATTTTTTTCATATCCATCATCTTTTTGCCTTTAGGCATTTTTTTACCGTACATCATATTATGCTCCGTATGCTCTTCCAGTTTTGTTTGATATATCTATTGCCTTACGAATATCTTTCGTCTTAGTAGAATCAGGTTGAATACCCTGAGACCTAGCCGTACGATATAACGCAAGTTCATTATCCCACTTCTTTGCTGACATTGTTAGTCTAGTGGATGCTTCTCCAGCGTTCAAATCAACGGTGGAAGCCTTGCAACCAAAACATCCTTCAACGAACTCTGGATGTTTTCTAATCCTGTGTAAACTCATTTGTTGTCCCTAAACGTTTTTCAATTCTTTGAATGGCATCCTTCAAGGATGAACCACCATTATTACTTAACTCACCATCAAGGCGGTTAAGTCTTTCCATTACACCTGGAACAGGGTCCCTACCTGGACCACCAGGCTCGCCTTCCCAATCTCGGCGAAACTTTTCCAACCAATCCATCATAGAACGAGTCTTTCGAACCGTTGGAGCAATCACAAAAAACACAGAAGCAATCGCACTTGCAGTCGCACCCGCTACAAGAATGTTTTCTATCATCCTTCAAAGTTACTTTCAGTAATGCCGATGCCAGCGTTAATAAGTGCAGTCTTTTGTGCTTGTGTAACATTATGTTCGTGCCCTCCTGCATAGTATTCACTAGCAGAATCTACTTGGTCAGTTGATGGAACTCTTAACTTATAATATGTATTGCCAATTTTTAATACACTAATCCCACGTTTATGTTTATAACGATAAAATAAACCAAACCCTGCTGGTCCTTCATCTACTGTTGGTGGAAAAAATATTGGCAATTTAAAATCCTTTGTATAAGAGTAACCCCCACTTGACGTGGGGGCTACTGATAATGAATCTAACTATGCAGCGTTGATGCTGGATGAAGATTCAATTCTGTACAATGCTTCTTCACGGTAACGTTTGAAGCCAAGTACACCGTACCAACCAATTGGGCGCAAGCGCATCAATTTGTCAGTAACGTTTCCAATCACTACGTGTGGTTCTTCAGCGACTGCTTCAGCAAGTGCTTGTTGACCAGCAAGTAATGTACGGAACACGCGTGCACTTGAACCACCATCGGTGGCGTTGTACATACGTGGTGATTCGATGAAGTATGCACCTTCGAATGTTCCAATTTCTCCTGCCCAAATTTCAGCATTTGATTGGTATTCGTGAGGTAATCTCCAAGAAGCAGAACCTGTTTCAGCACGAAGGTCGTGTGAAACTTCTGGGTGTATTGCACACCAGTATAGGCTGCCTTTGCGAGCAACTGCTTTTCCTGCACGCAATTTAGCAACTGCTAGACGGATGTCTGCTGCTTTTAAGGTGTGTGCGCCAGTAACGTTTGTTGTTGCTGTTGCACGAACGCCTGAAGCGTTGCTTGCGTAGATTACGTTTGTTCCACCACGAAGTTCTGTTTGAACAATTTCGTCAATGGAATCTGCCATATTGAACGCAACGATATTTGCAATCGCTGGGTCAACTTCAGCAAGTGACATTAATTGCAGTTTGCGTGTGGTCAACACTGCGTTACCGTATTCGTTAAGAACAACGGTTACTGCAGTTGGTGCACCAATTGCTACTGAATCTGGGTCAACTTGTTCTGATAGAGCAGTTGTTGCCTTTGATAGGTCGCTGTAGATTTGGAATACTACAGATGAGCCTGGCATTGATTGGCGTGCTGGACGTTTGTCAGCGACTGAACGTAGTAATGGTTGAGAGCGAAGTGCGAACTCAACTAGACGGTCGTATGCTTTTTGTACGAGACCTGCACCATTGGATGGTGTAAAGGTTCCTACGTTGTCAGCACTTGAATATTGACCGCCACCAAGACCACCGTTAGTTGCAGAAACGCCACCAGATAACGCGGTATATGCATTTGCCATTTCGGTTTATTTCCTTAGTTAGTAGTTAGAGCCTAAATCTCTCCACCTTGTTGAAAAATCATATTTGTAATTTCTTCTGCAGATTCTGCATTCTGTAATCTCAAATATAAATCATCCAAGCCAGCAGGAGACTGGGCATTAGCAGTAACAGAATCAATTTGTCTGAGAGCAGCCAAATTTGGTTGTGTCTCAGAGGGCGATTGTACTGTTAATCCAAAAACATCAGCATTTTCCGCAATCCAGTTATCTAATGCTTCAGGAGAAGCATCAATATCTGTAGGAATAAATTTTGCTATTTTTGGTGTGACGCCCTTGCTTTCAAGAACAGACTTGATAACATTCTGGCGTTGTTCGGACTTGATACTAGACAACTGTGTTTCCATTTCGGAAAGAATTTTTGTCTTAGTTTTTAGTTCCTTGCGAAGTTGCTTTAGCAAATCGCTGTCAGAACTTTGACGCTGCTTGGAATCTTCTAACTCCAAATCGTCTTCGTCATCGTCCCATTCTTGATAATTGTTGCTCATCGCAACGCTCCCATTCTATTGTTGTTAGTCGCAAGCCTCACGTCAAATCTGGGGGGATTCAGGTGGCTCTTGCTACCAGTCTTGTTACTCTCGTAGGGGCTGGTCGGTCCCACTGAGGGCTTAGATTGCGCCTGTTGATTGCTGCGCTAATGATACAGTTGAAGTACCTGCACTACCACCAAATGTGGCTTTTTCTTTTTCTTGAAGTTTCTTACGGCGTTGTGACGCTAAACCAAAGAATGCTTCTTGTTGAAGTTCATTTGAAAGATTACTTGTATCTTCTCCGTAAATTTGTGCAAGTTTTTCAGTAGTTGGCATTGTTTGAGCAAGTTCACCAAAAGCCTTTTTAGAAGTACCATATACATCATAAGTTTTTGCTGTCTCTAATTGCTTTTGTAAACTTGAAATATTTTCTTCAGCCAATGTCATACCAGAAGTTAATGCAGCAGTTTTAATCTGTGCTTTTTCAATATTGCGAACAAGGTCTTGGGCTGAAGTTCCACCCATTAACAATGCTGATGCTAACTGGGTACGTTGAATATTAGGGTCCCCAATACCGTAACCTGTTAAATAATTACCAATTTGTTCACGAAGTTGTGGGTCAGCGTTATCAATTTTATTAAATACATTTTGAATACGGTCTTGTGTTTCAGCAGGTGAAACAGCACCACTAATAAGTTTTGCAAAAGTATCAGCGCTTGCTAATGTTTCTAAACCTGACTGTGCAAGAAGGTCACGATAAGTTTGCTCTGCTTGAAGATATTCTGCTTCAGAGTAAGCAAATAAACCTTTTGCTCTACGACCTTCATTACCAAGAAATCTTTGTTTGTATTCTGGGGTTTGGCGAAGTTGAATAACTGCTTCATCATCAGATAGACCTTGTTCCATAAATGTTCTAATAACTGGAACAAGTGAACCTAAACCGTAAGCGTTAAAAGTATCTTGTAATACTTTAAAAGCACTTACGCGATTTGCTTCATCTCTTCTTAAAAGTTCAGCAGTAGCAGGGTCAGTTGTTTGCCCAGGACCACGACCACCAGCAATAATTTCTATAGTTCCATCACTGTATCTTCTAGTGATTGTTCCATCGCCGTTATCAGTATCTGTAAAAGTTAAAGGCTTAGGTGTTGGAGGTGCTGCAGGAGGTGTAATTTTAGAACCAGTAGGTCCAGTTTTACCACGCTGTTGAATTGTTTCAACAACTTGTTTATTTGATTTAGTTAAACTCTTTGGGTCAAAAGGTGTTTTTGTAGGTTGTAAATAACCACTACCTGGACCAATAGGAGATTTTTTAGAAGTAGGTGCTTTAGAAGGATTTGTAGTAGATTGTTTAGGTACTGGATTTTTAGGGTCTTTAGCCATTATACCATTCCAAATCTAGAAAGAATATTATTAATAAAATTAGCGCCTTTTTCTTTAGCATTTTTAGTAAATTGCCATAAAGGACTTTGACGCATTCTATTATCAAAATCTCCTATAGTTTCTAAAACTTGACCACCAATAGCACGAGTAACATCATTATCAAAAACATTTATAGACTCAATAGGAATTTCAAGAAGTTGTGCTTTTCTAACCATATATTGTGAAGCAATTTCCCTAGGACTTACTCCTTGGTCAATGTATTGTGCAAGACCAGGATATCTTGCTTTAGAAATGTTTTTTAATTTCTCAGTAATAAAATCAAGTTTACCATCTCTTAAATACTGCATTGCATAACCGCGAACATCAGCATCAGGAATAACAACACCATAATCGTTAGCAAACTTACGAATAGCAGTTAAACCAGCATTAAGAGTAGGACCAGCATTAACAATACCTTCTTGCTTACCAAGAGCCTTACCAATAAAATCTAACGCTAATGCTTCTCTATCTTCTTTAGTAGCAACACCACCAACAGTAGTTGTGGTTGCATTACCAGCAGCATCGCGAGTAGTAATAGTTCTTGCTGAAA